CCGGATTTCCGGGTACTTCGCAAACAGGCCACAGGCCACGAGATCGAGTTGCTTCGCGTCCGCATATCTCGCACTCTTGCTGGTCTTGTAGTCCACTGAATGGGCTACGCCAGCCTCCCGGTTGATAACCACCAAGTCGGCTATTCCACGCCACCACACATTCTGTGCAGCGAAATCGCATGGTCTTAAGTCTTTCGTCAACCCAAGCTTTACTTCGCACAGCTTCTCTCCGGGGATGGCTTTGAGGGTATCCAGCATCGACTGCATGTACGCGTACTGCGGCGGCAGTGGCTTGTCATCCCGCATGAACTCCTCTGCCGCAGTGTGAACCGACTTCCCGTAGAGCGTGGCTGTTGTATCGGGCTCAACCACATCCTTGGCAATCTTGGTGTGATAGTACTTTTTCGGGCACTGCTGAAAAGTTTTGAGGCTGCTGAAAGACCAAACAATTTGCTTTGACATACAAAATACCCTCGGGGGTGAGTGTCCATACCAGCGCGTTGCTCCCGGACGGAGCAGGGCGTTTTGCTTTTGCGCCCTCTGGCGTAAACAGATTTGTGATTAGCCCAGCATCTTGACATTCTTTGCGGCGCTTGCCTATGCTTGTTTGTTGAACCCCTGTGCGCGATGCCAATTCAAAGTCTGTCAAGGGGCCAAAGCGGTACAAAGTTTCGAGTGTAAGGACTCGGTGTCTGCTGGCCTTGAATGACGCATCTTTAGCCGCCTCATGGGAGGTTTCCGGATCGGTGTTTCGGGCGTTTGGTTCGTTAAACTCGTGCATTTTTTCTCCTTTGGTTAGCAATCCCCATAGCTTGTTCCATATCCAGCCTCACAGTTCAATGGAAGTTCGGGTGCCCACGTCGGGCGCAGGCGCATACACAGTTCAACGTATTCTTTGGCTGTCGCGGCGTCGGCCTCGGGCACGATGCAGCCAATTGCGTCATGCACGGTCATCACCACTCGGTACTTCCTGGCAACCATCAACATCTGGGTGCCGATGACGATCCGCGCCAAAGCCTGACACACGTTCTCGATGACTTTACCACCGTAGATTCGGTTTGGCACCGTCTGTTTGCCGCGCTTGGTGTCGTAGACGAACTCGGCCTTGAGCCTGCCGTCCTGCTCTGTCTCAATGAACCGCAGGTTGGGGTAGCGCAGGTACAGCCCGTTGGGCAGCTTGATGCCCTTCTTGCCCTCGACCTTGAGCAGACCGCCTCGGCCAAACTCGGCGTACTGGTCACTGAGGATAGCCCCAAGAATGGCGTGGGCCTCCTGCCAAAGCACAGGGATGCGTGGGTACGTGCGGCGGTACGTGTCGATGATCCGCTTGGTCTCGTCCAACTCCACGTTGACCCCAAAGTTCTTGAGTTGGGTCTGGAATTTCTTGGCCCCCATGCCGTAGCCCGCACCAAGAATAGTGGTCTTCCCTACGAAGCGTTCGTTCTTTTCAACCGCATGTACGTCCTTGCCGTAGATCGCGGAGGCCATTATTTTGTACACGTCTTCGCCACGTTCAAACGCATCAACCAAGTCGTCCTGCCCCGCCAGCCATGCTAACGTACGGGCTTCGATTTGAGACGAGTCGGAGTCCAGAAAGAGGTAACCGTTGGGTGGGATGATGGCTTTTTTCAGGTCGGAACTGCGCGGCAGGTTTTGCAGGTTGAGCTTGTCGTCCCCACCCCAGCGCCCAGTGTGAGCGGCGTAATACCGCAGGGGCACCGGCAGTGACCCCCGCCCGGCAATCCCAAGGAACCGCTCGGTGCGCGTCTCCTCGATAGTGGACTTGACCCCCAGCCGCGTGGCAACTAGCGCCTGCACTCGTATATCCTCGTGTTCAAGCAACGCCGTAAATGCCTCGTCTGTCTTGGAAAAAGCGTACGCTTCTTTGTTCGTAATCGGGCTGATCTTCCTGGGTGGTTCGACCCCGCAAGCCAGCAACAGCTTGGCGAACTTGGGGTTGCTCATGATGTCGTCTTTGTTGGTGCCCTCGACGTTACCCATGAGCTTTTCCTTGGACTCCCGCACCGAAGCCAAGTGTCTCACCAGTACGGACTTATTTAACTGCAACGTTGGGTCGCTGAACATCCGAACCGTCAAGTCAATCAGGCGCAACTCCTCCGGTGGGAACCCGCTAACCATAGTTTGGAATAGCTTGTAGGTAAGCGCCACATCGTTCTTGCAGTACTCACCGTACCGGGCAAGCTGGTCGGTGGGGAAGTCGCCCCGGCGCAATCCAAGCGCGTTGACCACCTCTGTACCTTTCACCCCCAAGCCGTAGTGGTGGGTAAGCGTCGCAAGGCTCCCGCCAACATCCGTGCCGTGAAGTGCTCGGCCCATCGACAGCGTGTCAAGCCAGCCTCTGGGTTTGATGCCGAACCTCCAAGTCAATATCGCGCCATCAAACGGCGCGTTGTGGGCTAACGCCAGACACTTCTCCCACTCGTAGGAGCGCAGGAACTGGTATGTGCTTTGGGCGTCCCCGCTGAACCAGACAGGCTCTCCACCGTCTTCCTGCACCGATACGCCGATCACCTCAAACTGAGGGTCACGCACGTACTCTTCTGTCGTGATCTTTGTCAGGCTGAAGTTCTGGTCGTAGAACGTCTCAAAGTCTATGGTGAGGATTTTCATTTGCTGACCTTGGTGGTGACTTGGTTGTACCTGCCCTGCCATGTGTCGTCGAGGCTCGCCGTAAACGTTCCACTGCTCATGGCAAGGGCTTGACGGGTTAGCTGCGCTTGCTGCCCCGCAAGAGTTGTATTCAAGTCATCCTCCAACAGCGTACGCATTACCTTGTGCTCAAACTCTTTGCGCCGCACTTCCTTGAGGGCCCCATGAATAGCCCCTTTCTCCGACTCGGTCATGGTGTCACGGAAGCGGTCGGCGAAGATGAAGCGCCACTTCGGGGCCTCATCAAAGAACTCCTCCGGGTTGGACGCCATACGGCTAACCAATGACCGAACACCTGCGCCTATCTCGATGGTCATTCTGCTTCTCCTTGGGTTAAATTTTTTAGCACCTCACCTAACATTGTTAGGTCAGTCTCCCGCACCACGAGCGCAGTGCCCCCGCAGTCCTTGATCTGGTTGAGGTTCTTCTCTTGGAGGGCGGTCGTTGTACCCTTACCTGCCTTGGCCTCGATTGCCAAAAAGGTTCCCCCTGCGCAGCAGAGGAAGTCAGGAACTCCCGCGTTGCCGTAGCCCGTGCCGATGGGCATAGCGTAGTACACGTTGTACTGTTTGAGCAAAGCCTTGATCTTGGCTTTGACTTTTGCCTCGGGTGTTGCGGCCATCTAACCCTCCAATTGATTTCAGGGGGGCTAGTGTATCAGGCGCTTTTACTTTGTCAAGCACCAGACGCAAAAAAGCCGCCCGAAGGCGGCTTAGGGAAAGTACCTAACAATGTTAGGCGCGTTCAATCGCTCGGTCCAGATACCAGCGGGCCTTCTCCAAGTCCTGCCTGCGGTTGCCCTTGTGGTCGGCACGAGTGATGTACTTGACCGCGTTGCCCAGATGATAGCCAAGCCCTTTGGCCTCGATGAAGTCGATTGTCTCGATCCCACCGACCTTGTAGTGCGCCGGGTGGTTGACCAAGTCGGCTGCGGGTTCTTCCGTCGTAGCAATCGTTGGCAGCGGCTCAGACGAGGACATCACCGCGACGGTTTGCCATGTTTCGCGTGTTTTGTGGGCAAGCTCAGCGGCTGTGATTGCCCGCTGGTACGCAATTTCTCCCTGCTCAGCGTCCTGCTTCAATTTTTTCATCTGCGACTTGATTGTGTAGATGTAGGGTACGCTCACGTTGAACTTGTTTGCTACCTCAGATGCTTTATCGCCTGGGTACTTTGTGACGTGTGCGCGAATTTTTGCTGCGAGTGATGTTTTAGCCATGCTCATTTCTCCTGTGTTTGGCTGTTGACGTAGTCGGTAAGGATTTCTCTCATCTTGGCCTGCTTTGTCTCGGCGAAGTGCGTGGTGAAGTAGTCCATCACATCCTTCGGTAGACGCAAGCTCGTGCAAAAGAGCGCGGGTTTCTTACCGGGTCCGCGCCCCTTGCGTTTCTTGATCGGTTTGAGTTCTTCAATTCCTGTAGTCAAAATGGTGCCTCCTCTGCACTGTTGCGTTGCTGCATCTTGTACTGCCTGTGCGCTTTCTCAAGCAGCTTTGGGTCCATCCTTGTGAACGGCCAATGGGTTCTCACCTTCTCTTGAAGGTCAAGCTTGCGCGGTTTTTTGGTGTCTGCACCGTCACTTTGCACGGTTTTCCCTGTCTCTGGCAAGCGCCAGCGTTAAACGGTTGGGATACTTGTTGGCCGCCATGATGCGATTGATGTATATGCTTACAGTTCTTTTGGACAGACCAAGCTTACGCGCCACGAGGTCGGTTTCTCCAAGCTCACAAAGCACGTCAAGCAGTTGTGCCTCGCGCTCAGTCAGTAGCAGTTGTTTGGGCATGTCACTTGTTCGCAGGGCATTCGCGCCCCTGTTTGCAGTTGTTGTTGCAAGGCGGGCAAGTGGTTGATGGGGCCGCTATTTTCCTGAGTTCTTCTGCGGCGCGTTGCATGGTGTAATCAAACGTCCATTGGTGCTTGGGGTCAAGCCTGCACATCGCTTCATAGATGGGTTTGGCAAGGCCCCACAGTTGATCTCTTTGGCGCAGGACACAGGCTGGCCGCTGACACCCAAAGTGGCAGGAATGGATGTCGTTCATTACCACGCCCCCTCATCAAACTCACTTTCATTTGCCATCGCAAACTCCAGCAGTTGTTTAACCACGCTCGGCGTGATCTTCACCACCGCCCCCTCGCCGTCTGTAAATTTAATCCAGTCGCCGTAGACCTCAAAGTCTTTTGCGCTGTCAATCTCAGCGCCATCATCATTAACAATCATTTCTTCACTCCAAATGCTTCACGGATCAAATCAGCAGAATGCCACGGCTCGGCTTCGTAGGCAATCTCAGCGCAGCGGTCTGCAACGATGGCGGCGAAGCGTTCAAGCACATCAGGCGTAGCAAAAACCTGCACATCGCTGTCGTACTCGGGGTGGCGCACCGGAATACACCCAGCCTCTTGCGCCATCTTTATGATGTCTTCTTTCATTTCTCATCCCTCCATGTGCCATCTTTAAAGATGAACCGTGTAAACAGCAGGTTGCCTGCTTTGTCGTAGTGAACCACCATGCATGGAAGTTCTCTGAACGCAGGCCCGGCTGGCTGAAGACCCAGACCACTCTTTTGTTGATGAGGGAAGTAGTACATGGTTGTGTGTGCTTCCTTGGGTGTATCT